AGGCGAAAGAAAACCTCCTGAGCCGGTCCGCTTACTGTTTCACACCATTCATTAATCTGGCGTGCTACAGTTGTAGGAATAAGTAGTATACCCGAGATGCCTACAACGCAGAGCTCGGTGTACCACGTGTTACCTGTCGTGTCCATTGTCGCATTCCTCATGTTTTGCTAAGCGTTCTTCAAGTTCTGCGATTCTTTTTAAGTAGTAATTTCGTTCGAGCATCTCTGCCGAGTTCTCTGCGGGAGTCACGGCTTGTAGGTGTCCAACATAGATGCACTTTTTGTTACCACATATGTGATGTACAACTGTGCCAGGAGGTATCGGCCCGACATACACAGTGTAAGCAACGCGGTGTGCGCTTTGCCTACGTTTATCATAACGGGTCGCTCCATAACCATCAGCAGAAAGAGCTCCTGTCCACTCACGGCATCGCGTCTTGCGATCTTTAACCGAGTAGTGTTTGAGCTTTTGCTTGATGGTATCATCACTAAATCTTTTAGGCATCTACCTTAGCGCAGCACTGGCTTGGTAGCGCAGTACTACCACAGGAGCAACCCTCGGTATATAGATCAAGCTCGGTTAACCCAAGCTCTTCCATTGTTGTAAACTCTGTCTCGATTGAGACGAGTCTTCCGAAGATGCTTTCCGTTAGTCGAGTGCGCTCGTTGGCGAGTGCTTCTCGAACAGGAGTATCGAAGTAGTGCCGTGTCTCTAGCTCGTAGTAGTAACCCTCTGCCAATGGCGCTGTCTTACTTACTATAAGTTCTAGATGATTGATGTACTGGATAGCAGATCGTAATGCTTCCGTCATCTCGTCTGTCTCAGGTCCGTAGCTGTCACTCTTGTTGACAAGAGCAGCTGCCCGTCCTGGGTTATATCGATGTGTCATTTTACTTCCCCTAACTCTCGGAGGATCGAACGTGCTTCTGACATCACACGTTGAGCCTTATTGAATGTGAACTTCTTCTTCTCTGCCCAATCGCGTACGGTTACGTTCTCACGTACCGCATCGATTGCATCAGCTAAGAGTTCGTCCTTGTAGCGCACGGAGAAACCGTACTCATGGTCGGCATCCATTGCTGATCGCTCTGGAATACCGGCTGCCTGGGCTGCTGAAGTAGGGCTGATGCCCGACTTCACTAGCCGGATAAAACCTTCCCACTGTTCTACTGAAGTCTCACGGGTAAACTTTCCGTAAAGACCAAGCAGTTCAGCTAGGTAGTCTTGCTCGTATCCGGTGCGTGACTTCTTTCCTGGGCTGTCATACAACCCCGGATTTTGAATGAAGTCTAACACAGAATACAAGCGGGTATGGATAGGTCCTTTGCCAAACATCGCCGCAAGAATGCGGAGGTGTCGACGCAGTACCTGATTGTTCCCGTCCTCGAACTCGTAAGGGTTTCGAGTACGGAGATCTTCGCACACTTCTAACACAAACTCTACACCCTCTGAACTTAAAGGGGAGTTAGCATACAGTGCGTTGTATAGGTCAATCTTATTGCGAGCTTTGCTTAATGTCTTCATTGGTTTCTTCTTTCTCGGGTTGGTTGCCTTCCGCCCATTGCGGTCAGCATGGTTACTATCGTCCGACTTCTTAGCCATCACGCCACCAGCCTTTCACAACTAATCACAACAGCGATTCCAGTCGCAGTCATGGGCGCCTCCCCTCGGTGGGCAGGCAACCTTGACTGTGCGCGCGTTCGCGGTAAAACCAATCACGGACGGGTGTCGTTGGGTTTTATATAGGTAGAATAGCTTGCCTACTAAGTTACTCGCCAGTAATGTATTGGTAATTACTACACGGCAAGCTACTCGCCAGTAACTACGCTCAAATCATACCAATTACAGTTGGCAAGTGGCGCTTAAAGAAAAGCGCAACCCCATAAGCATCGGAGACCCATATGTCAGGTGAAGAAAAAGAGTCACACTTTACCAGTGTGAATGTATACACCGCTCGAACAACCCGTGATCAGAAGCCTGCTGCTGTCATATTCTGTAGCACAATCTGCGTATCTCAAGGGGAGATGTATGCTCCTGGCTTGTCCGAAAACGCTACCTTAAAATCTGTTAAACCTGACCGCAAGGTATGTCTTCACTGCTATAACTGTGGCGTCCTCTGCTATGAGCCAACCGAGTGTAGCTTCCACCCTAACCTGTGTCCGGATAACTCCTGGCAGCTCCGGGGTTTCCAGGCAATGGGGTTTATCCGGTCATGGCGTACTCTAACCGAAGAGTCTAACCCCTCACCTGATGCTTGGGAAATAGCTCACTGCTTGGGATCCCTGAACCCTGACATAAACTTTGTAGAGCTAGCAGAAATAGTTCGCGAAGAAATACAGAATCAGTCATAGTCTTTAGGTACAAAAGAAACAACCCCCCGTCTTGAGAGACGAGGGGTTGCCGGCATTAGATTGAGTCTTCAGAGTCATCGTCCCAGGCATAAGTCTGGAGTGACCCGAAGCTGGTCTCTGGTTGAGTGTCAGGTAGAGTATCGTTGTAGCATTGATAGCAATTGTTAGACATTTTCTTTCTATCCTGCCACTCCTCGGTGTCGAGTGTGATACGGCAGTTCATACACTTCTCATTGGTGAGAACACGAGCTGCTTGGATTTCTTGGTATGTCATTTTCCCTACGCATTGATAGCACTGGTTGGACAGTTGCGTTCTGTCTTGCCACTCCTCAGTATTGAGGCTGGTCTGGCAAGTCACACACTTGGCTTTGGTAAGCACAGGCGCTGCTTGGATTTTTGTATGTGTCATTGTTCCTCCTCAGGAATGTATGTGGTTGATCATTGTAGATCGTCCCCGGTCAGGTCACGAACCTGCGGCTACTTGCTAGCACGGGGGCCTCACTTAATGTATTGGCAAGTGAGGGACTGCTTTGTCGCTGATGTACTCGCAGATAGTTTCTCCAGTGGAGTCTACCCAAAGATCAGTGTATGTGGTGTCGGGTTTAATGTCATCTCCGCAAGTGCGGCATTCTTTGTAGCTCATCGTTTCCTCCATAGGATAGGGGCGTTAATTGCCGGTCTTAGGAACCAGTCCCCGGGACACCGGCGGTATCACCGGTGTGCCCGAGTAAGGTGTATGGGGTGATGTAGTATGTACTGTCCGTACGCGTGCGTCAAAACCAATCACGCCAAAAGGGGCCGTGAGTTGCCGGTCTTAGGAACCTGCTGTTTGAGTGCGTGTCCGCCCTTTGAGCGTACCTCAACCTCAACATAAGGTTTACAGTTTGATAAGTTACCGGTGAGTACATAACATTTTGTTATAATTCTAGGCGTTACCTCCATGCATATAGACACGCCCGCCGTCCGGCGGTGCGTGCGAACCGGTAAACCGGCACGGTCCCGTCACCGGTGTCGCTCCGGTCCGGCCCGCGTTCCACCGCGGGCGTCCCTCTACGGGGACGGGTACTACGCCGGAGAATGGGCGTAGCATGTTTGATCAAGATTATTTAGCGGGCGGTTAGTTCGTCCTCAAATGCGGTGATCCATGCACGCTTTATGTAATCGCGTCCGTGCGGTGAAACAATAGCATCTCGTAACCATTCTACGCCGTCTCTGGTAAGCGATGTGACCAACAGCGCGTAGCATGCGGTACAGTGAACGGGCGCGTCGGTTTCGTGCCAATATCCTATTGGCTCATCATCGGCGCAATCCTCATCGCAACGATCATCTAAAGAACTGTAGCAATCTTTACACAATGTAAGATCTAAATAACCAAAACCGTCGGGACTAAATAAATAGTATCCGGCCGGTGTTGAGTATGTACCGTAGATTATAGAGATGTCGGTGTTCGTTGTTGTAGTCATTTGTTTCTCCTTAGGTTAGGTCTTGCTAGGAACCGGCGGTTCCTTGTGCCCCGGTCCCGTCGTGAGCGGGTGGCGCCGTTAGCGCGCCGGGGCGGTGGTGCTTTACTTGCCGTGGTAAGATAACACCGCGGACGCTACACGGGACGCTGCTAGTGCCTCATGTTTTGTTTTAAAGGTTCCGATATGGGTACCGCGTATATTTAAAATCCATAACTTGCGTTGATAAGGATAAACGGCGTTAGTCCATTTACGGGTTTCAACCCCCTCAATTATATCCGCAAGCACAACCTTATCAACCGGGGCAATACGGTCCCATGATGTAAGCATTGTAAGGGCACCGTTAAACATAACTACGCCGGGGCCATTATCGTGATGGGCTTGTGCTACTACGGGGTTAGGGCTTTCGTTTACTTGATCAATCATAAGTACAAGAGTACCATCTGTTAGTGTGTTATCTTGTGTCATTGTAGTCATTTGTTTCTCCTTGAGTTGTTTAGTTTCTGATAAGGGGCCTCATCAGCAAGTGCTTTACACTTGTACCGGGACCGCCCTAGGGGGCGGGCCACGGTTTCGGCCTAGTCTAGTCTATCGTGAGCAAGCCCAACACAAACCGGCGCTGTTGTTAGTTAGTGATACGCGGCCGCATTCGTTCCGGCAAGCCGGGGTTAGGGTAACCGGGGTAACCGGTGCCGGGGTGACCGGGGCAAAGAGGGCTAGTTGTGTCATCGTGTCACCGCCCAATTACAGCGTGAGCAACGGCCATTGATTATTGAACCGCGGCGGCGCTTGCCGGTGACGCTTGCCATTGTATAACATGGGTCATGTTCGGCGTGTGAGGGGCACATCATCGTTGTTGTTGAGCCGTCGGTGTTGTGAGCGCAAGAGCATTTGGTTAGTGTATCGTTCATTAGTTGGCCACGCAATCATGATCTAGTTCACAAGCGCACTCCCAATAAGCACATACATAAGAGCATTGGCTACATTTAGCAATGTAGTCCCCGGCCCAACCGAAAACTCCGGTTGCTATAGTATCGGGGGCTACACAATCGCGATGACCGTAACAAAACTCACACGCCGGTTCTCCGGTGATCAAGAGTTCTGTAGATACGTTGCCGCAATCGCAATAGGTTACGGGGCAATCATCGTAGCGATAAGTTGGGTCATTTTGTTCACACTTGCGACATGTTCCGATTAGTGTCACATCTGTAGCATGTGCGTCGGACGCCTCCATTTGAGCACGTAGGGCGTCCGGCCATTCGTCGGCCGTGGTGTAGGCTAGTACTGTTGCGTTCATTTGTTTCTCCTTGATATTCTCGCGAGCCGGAGGTTCCGGCTACATAAGTAATTATCCGGATAACCGTCTCCGGTTCAAGGGGTCCGGGGTGCTAGTTTGTTGTGCGTCCGTTGTGTTTTGTTTTAGCCACATGTTAATCTCTCGAGCCGGCCACGGCCTCAAGCCGTGAGCCGTCCGGGGTGACCGGTCTTTTTGATACTACGGGGTTAGTCTTTTTCGTTATGGCCTCAACAGTGATCGGTAAGTAAAACCGGTGTGACCGGGGTCACAGTCTGGTTAGCCGGGGTGAGCCGGTCCCGGTACCCGTGTCTGTAATGTCCGGTTCTGGTTGGCCGGTCCGGGGGTCCCGGTGATGGTCCGTTAGGAACCGGTCCGGTACTCCGTCCCCTCCGGTGTACCGGCACCAAACCGGCAACACCGGCACCGGTGCCCCGTCCCGCCCCCCGTATCGTTCCGGTTACCGCTAGGGCTAGTGCTGTAGGTGCTGTAAGCCTCCGGTGTTCCGGCAACCGGGGTTCCGGTTAGCACCGGTGTCTGGTGTCTGGTTCCCGGTACTACCCCACCCGTATCCCCATTAGCAACGAGTGTCGTATATATATACTATCACGCGTAGAATTTGCAGCCAAAATGGAAACCGGCATCCAGCCACCAGTAATCCAGCAAGACCGGGACTGGCTAAGCTGGTCTCTGGATCCCCTGAAGGGTCTCTAAGTTACTCACCAGTACATAACATTTCGTTATAATCTTCTTCCAAATGTTACAATCATGTTAACACGACGCAGCGAAACCAATCAAGACTACCCCCGAAAACCCCAGGAATCACCGGCATTTGGCACCGGCATATCGCCGGAATCTGGCCACCCCGGTTCCAGTCAACCAGCAACTGCAGTAAGCAAACTCCGGTTTCTTTTGCCCCGTTCACCGGCGAAAGGGGAAACCCCCCTAAAGGGGGTTCCCCTTTCGATCTGGGGATGGCTAGGGTCCAGCCTTGTCCGCGCCGCTTTCGCCTCAAGAGTGATTAGGGTGTCGGAGGGTTTTATATAGTTGGAGGGGCACTCCTCGGTTTGGTTGAGTCGTCCTTGCCCCTTATTCGACTCCCAGCGGAGTTCCAGTTCCGCAGAGCAGTCGCTGTTCCCTTGGGCTGTCCTTCCCTCGAATTAAGAGAGGAGGCTCCAGATGTCCAAGTGGGATCAACTGAAGTCAGAGTACATCGAATGGGTTCTGCTTGACAGACACCAACGTGCTGTTTCTAATCTTCCGGCTTCCGATACTGAATGGGCCGCCGCTAAAGATATCTCAGATCGTACACTTCGTAATTGGAAGTCAGATCCAGAAATCGCTGCTCGAATTGAAACCCGTCAAAAAGAACAAGCCCTCCGGCTTCCCGGTGCAACCCTTTCCGGTCAGACCAGTTTCGGTGTGGCAAATACCGATGAGCCCGAAAGTGAATACCAGCTCATCAAAACTAAACTACTTCAAATGGCAGCCGCTGGTGACAAGTCCGCTTTGGATACTTACTTCCGCACTTATGGTAAGTCATACGTCGAGGAAGAAACAGCAGCTCGTAAATCCGACTTTCGTGAACTGGATACTGGAGAGCTTTACCGCCGAGCCCTTGCCCTAATCCCTGACGATCTTTTAGAAGAAGAACTTCGTATCCGTAAGGGGATTAACAATGATAACTAAAGCCATCGTAGCAACACTCGTAGCCATCTCTGGTGCAGCAGCTGTACCTAGCATCATAGACCAACTAGGTCCTATTTTTTCTAAGACCACTCAGGATACTTCGCTCCGTGTTATTGAGCGCTCCGCTGCTTTGCTTATTGCTCTCGGGGAAGACCCAGAGACAGCCCTCCTTATTTCTGTACAAGACCTGCCGACCTCCAAGGAAGAATCCTTTGAGGTCTCCGGCTTAACCGTAACAACCAGAAGTGACTGGTCATGCCGGATCCTTACCATCGTCCCAGACGATGAAGGACCGGTGACGGATTGTTAAACACCAAGCAGAACGCTGAACTCGAGAAGATATGGTATGAACTCGAGTGGCGTCGCTGTGCCCAGGATGCGGAGTACTTTATCCGCAACTATATCTGGATTGAAGTAGAAGTTCGTCATGACTCTCGGGGTCGTAAACTCTTTGACCTCTGGGATTACCAGGAATCCGCTCTACATGATTATTTAAATAATCGCTTTACCATTGTCCTTAAAGCCCGTCAGCTAGGCTTTACAACCCTCGCAATGGCTTACGCCGTATGGCTCTGTTTATTCCAGCCACGTGCTAACATCCTCCTCATCTCTAAGTCTCAGGACGCTGCTGATAAGAACCTTGGCATGGCCCGCTTTATGTACGCCTTTCTCCCAGAGTGGATGAAGGCTCGCGGTCCAGAGCTAGACGGTGACGCAGCTAAGCAGATTATCTTCCGAGCATCTGACGGATCAGTAAACCGTATCAAGTCTTTTGCAGGTACTAAGACTGCCGGTGCTGGTGAAACCGCATCTCTAGTTATTCTAGATGAGTTTGCTTTGATGGATGATCCTTCTAACACTTATAGAACTATCAAGCCTACTACTGACGCCGGTGGTAAGCTTATCATTATTTCTACTGCTCGAGGTGGAAGCAATATGTTTGCTCGTTTATACCGCGATGCTCGTCGTGGGATCAACGGATTCAAGGCTATCTTCCAACCCTGGACTGTATCTCGTTTGATTACTGAAGCAGAGTATGAAGCTAACAAACTTAACTACGCAGCAGAGCCATGGTTATTCTACATGGAATACCCAAGCACAGATGAAGAAGCATTCCGTGAGTCAGGACGTCCACGTTTCGTTAACCTTCCACCTGATGATGACTGTCCAGAGTTCCCAGTATGTGGAGACTTTCAAGAAGATCCTTCTACAGGAGATATCATATTTGTAGAACAAGAACCAGGACATGCTAACTTCTACCTTTCCTGTCCACCGGAGGAGCTGGATTTCCAGAGACAGTTTGTATTGTCTGCGGACCCGGCGCTAGGAGTAGGTGGCGACTACTCAGCCGCCCACGTTTTATCAATCACTGAAGACGGACTCGTCGAAATCGTAGGCTACTACCTTTCTAACACTATTGAACCTGGAGATTGGGCGGGCGAACTAGACCTCATCGGCCGATACTTCACAGGCGTAGATCAGAAAGCTGCTCTTCTAGTACCAGAAAATGCGGGTGGTATCGGAGTTTCTATCATTGATAAACTTCGTAACCAATACAACTACCCTAACCTTTACCGATACCTACCGCCCGCCGTCGCTAAGCGCCGTCGTGCTCCCGTATTTGGCTTTCCAACTACGAAGGCCACTAAGCCGTTAGTTATAAATCGCCTCGCAGAGTGGTTAACTCCAGACCAGGAAGGACAATGGCAGATACTAAATATCTATCCTCGCCTTCGGGACGAGCTTACAACCTTTGTTCGCCGTGATAACGGTACTACTGCGGCTGACGTCGGCTGTCATGACGATACTGTTATGTCTCTCGCTATCGGTTTATACGTATTGCTGGAAGAATGCCACCCTGTCGAGAGGCAGACCATAGGTGAGACCCCACAAAAAGGGGCTCAACTTAGCGTTGGGTACATCCTAGAGGAAGCCAAAAGGGATTCTGAACGGGTAGACCACATAAACCGTAAGGCACTGCGCCGCTATCAACGCGGACTGCGCCGTAGATAAGAGGAGAACAGATGCCAAAGATCCGCCCATATGACCTGATGGAGTGTCAGGAGCTAGTAGAAGACGCTAAGCGTCGCTCCGAGCCCCGTCACAACTGGTACCGTTCACTAGAACTCCTGTACCGTACCGGTCGGGCTATTCCGCTTTCAGAAAACACTGTAACTGGAACAGTATTTGAACGTTTAAATCCTGCAGATTTAGAAACCATTAACATGGTTCTTCCACATATCAACATTATTGTAGCATCTATCGTCTCAAGAGACCCTAAACCAGTAGCAGTTCCATACGCTGGCGGAGAAATTACCGAATTAACTGCCCGCGTAGCGGAAGCAGTGACCGGTTACTGGTGGCTCCGGACAAACGCAACCGGTGTTCTCCGTGACATGGCGCAAGATATGGTTATTCTTGGTAACGGATTCTGTAAAGTAGGCTGGAAACTAGTAGAAGAAGAAGTTGAACGCGATCAAGACGAAGTTGTTCGTGAAATTACGGACGTTCGTCTAGCAGACATTGCTTCTTCTGTAGAACAAGGAACAGACATTGCACCTCAAAGCGTAATCTCTTCTTATGTTTCGTCAACAGAGCGTATCGTGCAGTCAGATGAACCATTCGTAGAGTATGTTTCTCCTTATGACATCTACTTTCCAGAGAACGCACGTCGTTTAGAAGAAAGCCGCTGGATTGCACAGCGTATCACCCTTCCTCTTGACGAAGTTCGCTCTAATCCTTCCTTTAAAAACACTAAGGACGTCCGTCCTGACACAGCTCTTGAGTCTCGCGACCAAGAACTAGGACGTGTTGACTCATATGCTACTGAAGAGATCTATGATTCAGCTACTATCTACGAGTTCTATGATATGCGTACCCGTACTCTCACTGTATTCCAGCTTGGTATGGATAAGGCTCTATTCAAGGGACCAATTCCTTACAGCCACCGCTACTCACCATTCGTACAGATGCGTAACTTCGCTGATGGTGGTAACGAGATCTGGGCATTCGGTGACTTAGAGAACGTAGCAGCCTTGCAAGAGAAGATGAATGAAGTATTTACTGAACAAGTAGATAACATGCGTCGCTCAGGTAACAAGTACGTAGCAGCTAAGGATACATTTGATGCTCTTGCTCGTGATAGACTAGAATCAGATGAACCAGATATTGTAGTTGAGGTAGATGTACCGGTCGGCCAGTCTCTCCGGGACATCCTGATTCCTATCCCACGCGCTTCGCTACCAGCAGACGTGTACAATGCACAAGCTAAGTTCGAAGATGCTATGCGTCAGATACTTGGTATCAATGACTTCCAAGCTGGTGGAGTAGGAGCAGACCGTATGTCTGCTTACGCCGCAGCAGTGGTAGATGGTGTAGCTACACTTCGTGCAAAAGACAAGCAGCAATCAGTAGAGAAGGCTGCCGCTCAGATATTCAACATCTTAATCAGACTCTGCCAAGAGTTCATGGAAGACTCAACTGCAATCCGTTTAGTTGGAGCCAACGGCGGCGTATGGGCCGACGTGGATTCAGCTGTACTTTCCGGTGAGTTCGACATGCGCGTCGAGGGAGGTTCCCTCTCCGCTTCGAACCCAGCAGTTCGTCAAGCACGAGCTATGGAAATGCTAGGAACAGTTGTTCCAGTACTCGGTGGCATGGGCTACGATACAGAGCCTGCACTACGTCACATCATCCGTGACTTAGGATATGATCCAGATCAGTTTATGATACGCCCAGAAGCAGTACCTGCTCCTGAGGCCCCGGGACAAGCTGGCTTACCAGCACAAGCCCCGGCTCTACCACCGGAGTTAGCCGGCGCATTACCGCCTGAGCTACTCGGTGGACTACCACCAGAGTTAGCAAACCTCGGCGCACCCTCTCAAACGCCAACAGCTGAGTCTTTGGCTCAACTGGAACAACTTACGGGTCAACCTCCGCTAGGTATCTAACAAGTCAGTCAGCCCTGGATCAGAAATGATCTGGGGCTGCTGCCTTTTCCGGCCCCTGTCGGAGTCGACACTATAGTTGGAGAGCTATACTCTCTGCCCGAAAGAACCGAACAAGCCATTGCCGCCACTCCAACAAGGGAGCACGGGGCACAACAGCATTCGGATAGGAGATGGGAATGTCAGATAACTTCGAGGAACTGTTTACGCAGGCCATGTCGGAGCTCACGAGTCATGACGTAGAGCCAACCACAGAACCAGCAGCAGAAACCGAAACCACGGAAGCCACTACCACTGAGGTAGAGTCAACTGATGCGGAGGATAACACCGACGCAGAAGTAGCGGAGACCGAACAGGATCCCGCCGGCGAGCCGGCTTCTGGGAATGAAGTAGAAGACAACAGCGAAAAGCCAGCCGATGAGTCTGGTATCGTAGCTGTTAATGAGGACTCAATCATCAGGCTTCCTGATGGTACAGAAGTCTCAGTAAAGGAAGCAGCCCTGCGTCAAGCGGATTATACCCGCAAGACACAGCAAATCGCAGAAGAGCGTAAGCTCCTCGAAGGTTCTAAGGCTGAGTTCTCTGAGGCTCTCTCGTATGTGGACTCACTTAAAACAGCGTGGGCTAAAAACCCCGCAGAGGTAGTAGCAGGATTCGTATCATCATCTTCGGATCCAACGCTTCTTTACTCACAAGTACTCATCGAACTCTCGAAGAGTGGAACTCTTGACAACCAGTTCCTGGAAACATTCGGTATCACACCGGACGTCCAGAAGCAGTGGCAAGAACAAGCTTCTCGTGAGGCTGATCTAGATGACGTTCGTCGTCGTTTAGATTCTTACGAAGCGGAGAAAGCCCAACGCGAAACTCAGACTCAGTTTGAGATGGAGCAAGAAGCTGCTATCGCCCAGTACGAGCAACAGTGGGACGGAATCAAATCTGAATTCGGAGTCACTGAGACAGGTAAAGATGAACTCGAACTAAAAATCGAAGTTCTTCAGTACGCGTCAGCTCGAGGCATAACTGATCTGCGGTCTGCTTTTGCAGCACTTCAGTTCGAAAAGTCGCGAACATCAGCTCCAGCCGCACCTGCAAAGGCCGGCGTATCTGATAAGAAGAGAGCGACTTCGGTTGTAACCGCTAAGGGTACATCCGGATCCGGTGCACCGGCCAAGCCAGTCTCCTCACTTGAGGATGCTGCTTGGGAGGCGTTCAGGGAAATCTCTTCCAGGTCCTAAGAAGATCACAAACCCAACCCCCTATCTAACAGAAAAAAGGAGAAACGTCAATGGCTCTTGGTGCTAATGACTTCAACGAACTCCTGTCCTCTACAATCCAGAAGATTGAGAAGCAGCTCGTTGATAACGTAATGACCGCACATCCTACGCTTGACTTTTTCAAGTCAAACGTAAAATCAGCTACCGGTCCTTCGGTAGTATTCCCAATCGTAGCAGCAGATGATTCATCAACATCATTCACTGATGCTTCAGGTACATTCAACACTGGTGTGTCTAACGACATCCTCGGCGTTGCAAAGTACGAGTGGGCTTCACCTCTCGTTTCAAAGGTTCGCGTCGAGTTCAAGCAGCTCGAAATGAACGCTGGACCAGAGCAGGTTGTATCACTCGCTAAGGCTCACCTAGACGCAGCTGTCAAGGGTCACGGAAAGAAGATCGCAACTGTTCTTCACACCGCTGGTTCTGCAGGCGCAGGCGCCTTCAACACTCTTGATGAAGTTATCTCGTCTTCTGACTGGTTAACAGCATCTACATCACGTACAGTTGGTGGTATCCGTGGTGGTACTGCTTCTTACACAGTAACAAACATTCAGCGTTCAGGCGCTAACGTTGCTACTATCACTGTAGCTGAGACACTTGACCTAAACGTCGGTGACACAGTTGTAGTTTCTGGTATCGCAACTGCTGGCTTCAACGCAACTGCTGTTGTAACCGTTATCTCAGGTGGACGCGATGCGTTCTCTTATGCTAACACTGGATCAGCTGTTTCAGCTACTGCTTCTACTGGAGCCGTAACTTGCGACGCTATCAAGGGTTACTGGAAGTCAACTGAGAAGACCATCCCAGCTTCTGGTGCAGGTTCACAGGACATCGTAACAGCGTTCCGTACAATCTCTGACGACATCTATGTCGCTTCAGGTGAGCGTCCAAACGCTATCATCGCAGGACGTGCTGTATTCGCTGAATACGAAGGTTCCTTCGACAACAAGGTAACATACAATGCTCCTCTTGGAACAGCCGATTCACGCTTCCGCGAACTCAACTTCGATGGTATCGTTGTTCGTCTAGATCCAGATGCACCTACAAACACAGCTTACTTCATCAACAGCGACTACCTAGTAGCCCGCTACCTTGGTGGTAACTTCATGCGTGCCCTTGCTTCACAGCAAATCACAGGTACACTTGACACCGTAACACCACTGGCTTCTGTATTGTGCTTCGGTACAAACAACCGCCGTGCCCACGGAAAGCTTGTTCGTTCATAATCTGACGAATGGCCGGAGAGCCCCTCGACCTTCTGGTCGGGGGGTTTCTCCTTTTCCAAGGGGTGTCGGGGTATCCGGAATAGGTGAAGGAGGATACTCTCAATGAACCTTTCTGCTTTACGCGCCCATGTGCGCTCTCTTACAGGGATCCAATCTACCGCTTTATTGACCGACGCAGACCTAGACATATTCATCAACGAGGCCTATCTAGATATATGTCGGTCCCACGCCTGGCCATTCCTGCTCAATCAGACAGTCCTCAACCTGAACTCCGGGGTAGCCAGCTATTCCCTGCCTGCCGGTGTCCGGGAGAACTCTATCCTATCGGTAGCAGTTCTCTCCAACGATGCTAACCGTCGCCAGCTTCAGCCTCGTAACCGCGTCTCTGTGGATAACACTCGCGGACCGCTGCCTACAGGTGAGCCTACTGAGTACAACATCTGGCGTGATGTTATTGACTTCTGGCCAACCCCTGAGTTAAACGAAGCTGTAACAATTCGTTACTATGAGGAGCCAGCAATCCTAGTTCTTACCACAGATACACCTGTATTTGATTCAATCTTCCACGCAGGAATTGCCTATGCTGCTTCAGTAAAGGTTTTAATCCGCGAAGGAGACGACACAGAGCGTCGTGGATACTATAACGCGCAGACCTTGCAGTTCACAGAAGCAATGCGCAAGGACTATTTAGTAGACAAGGATCGTTCCTTGTTCCGTCTAGGTGGACGACGAGACATCTACCAACGCCGCAATAGATACTACGGAGCGTAACACATGCGTACTACCGACCTAGCAGATTTCTCGGGCGGTGTCCGTGAAGCAGTCGCACCAGGCGACTTCACAGACCGTCAATGGGCTCAACTAAAAGGCTTTGTTATCACCGACGAAAGCCAGATCCGTTCTCAGTGGCCTATCCAAAAGGTAGGAGACGAGAGCGGATTTGTTGACATCCGACCATTAACAGGTCAGTCCGGTCGTCGCTATGTTGTAGGTATCAAGTCTAACGGCACAGTATGGTACAGCACAATTACAACACTCACCGCAACGTCAAGCGCTGCTACTGCAGCAGCTCTGACGTGGACTCAGCTCACAAAGCCAGGCGGTGGAGCATTAACATTAACAGATACTCCACGATTCTTGGGAGAGACTGCTTACATCACAGCATCTAATGGACGACGTACCGCTCTTCTTATTGACTCCGTATTCAAAGCAAGCGGTAATGGATCAGCACCAGTAGTAGTGTATGAGAACCCTGCTGGTTCAGCACTAGTAGTAGCAGTATATGAAGATGGGTCTGGTAACGCTAAAGTATTTCCAGGATACTTACCAGCTGCACCATCTGACGTAGTAACAGGAACATTCAACCCAGCAGGATCTGGTTCTTACCTAGTCTCCTGGACTCCAGGTGCCCCGGGATCCAGTGCCATTACTGGATACTTTATCTATGACTCTACTGGAGTACAGCGCGCTACAGCAGCAGCTGGAGCAACTAGCGCAACTGTTACCCCAGCAGTAGCAGGAGAAAGCTTTATTGTTAGAGCATCGAACAGCTACGGCACCACTCCGCTTGACGCGGGTGGCGGCGTGCAGCCTCCTTCACCAGGATATATTCCCCGTGCCAACCTTGGAGTACTATGGAGTGGTCAGCTTATTCTTGCAGATATTCAGTACTACAGTAGTCCTACCGATGCTCAACTTGCTACGCCATTAACAGCAGCAAATACTACACGCCTATCCAATGGCATATGGTTCTCTAATGCAGATGAACCAGATACTTTTGATCCACTTGCTGTATTCACAGTGGGATCAGCAGACGCTATCATCACAGGACTTGCTGTAATTCCACAAGGTCTACTTGTTCTTACTACCTCTCCTACTCAAGGTGATGGCTTATTCTTACTACGTGGCCGTTCAATTGGTGTTGTAAACGCAGAGAACGTTGACCTTAACTTCACTCTTGAGCTTCTACGTGGATCTCTTGGTAGCGTAGCCCGTGATAACGGACGAGGCAATGCCTTAGCAGTATGGCCGTCTATTGGTACAGCTGTATTCATAAATGAGAATGGTGGTATCTGGCATACCAACACACAAGATGTTCTACAACTAGACTCTTTTGGTATAGCCATTACAGCACCAGCAACTCAGTTAGATAACATATGTACCATCGGGCGCTACCTAGTAGCGTCCCGAAACGGTAGACTTATAGTCATGCGTGAGTTCGGTTCACAAGGAGCATGGACAGAGTACGTATATCCAGGAACAATACAACCAACCTCTCTTGTAGCTATGGAAGGGTCTGTATACTTTATCGCAGATTACGGCGTAGCAGGAGGAGGCAAGGTGTATCGCATCGTGGCAAACGCAGCACATGCTAACAACCTTTCTGAGCGTGGTCTTATCAATGGAGCAACAGTAGATCTAACTGTATCTACCCGTACACTAGGAGACCCTAAGCGTTTTGAGAAGTCTATGTGGCACCGCTTTGGAACGAGAGCACGAGGCGTAAGAAACGCCGTGCTCAAGTCATTCACAGTATCCGGTGGAGCCTGGTATGCCGGAGCCTTTGCTCCCCTAGTTACCAGTTACAGCCCAGCCAAAACTGTTGACGAACGCTTTGAAGTAGTTGTAGCAGCACATGGTCCAAGCATCGAGTGCCACGCTACTATCGTGGTTCAGGGTGACATCGAAATTGAATCGATGACAGCTTACGATCACGGCAAGATGCCGCGGAGGAAGTAATGGCCCAGAACGAAAATAACATTCTACCTCCGTTCAGTGGTACTTCTCAGCAGTTTGACGCTGCTGTCACAGCTCAACAGCAGTTTGATTTTGAGCAACAGACCATTGCTACTACCGCCGATATCACTCTTACTGTAAACAGCATCATAGATGGTACAATACCTATTCCTGTAGATGTCGTAAACGCTGCAGCTCCTAACTACCCATCTGGTAAGTGGGTTTCTATCTATGCGGGTAACTCCGCTACAAGCACCAACTTTGTTAACAACAGCACAAACCGTGGTAACATATACTGGTGCCTAGCCGTTCTACCAAACGACACAACAATAGATCAAATAGCAGTACGCTGCGTAGTAACAAACGCTACAGACCTAGTTCGCGTTGGTATATACTCTGATGTTCTTGGAGTTCCTAGCCAATTACTACTAGATGCTGGAACGGTAACTATTGCATCCCTAGGAACCAGAGCTGTCTCTATAACACCCCGTACCCTACAGGCCGGACGCTACTGGGTAGCTGTGGTTTTTCAATCCGCAGCTACAACTAGTGGAGCCATAACTGGGTTTACAGCCGGATACACTGCCCCGCTTTATAAGTATGCTGATAACTCTGCTACAGCTCTTGGTATAGGAGCTACCAACCCATGCTTCTATACTGTGGGTGCAACATACACATCTGGTGGACTACCAGCATCAACAGCAGGAATTATATTTGTAGATACTTCTGGAACTGGACTAACCACCGGCCCTCTAGTAGCCTTAAGAGCAGCATAAACTACCCCCTGTCGGGGGTCCGAGGATAGGTAGACAAGCTTTGAACACAGAAAATCGAGGAAGGTAGACATGGCTGTAAAAAAGGTAACGGCTAAATCAGGAGATACCCTCTCCCAGATTGCCAAAGCCAACGGCACTACCGTTGCGCAGATCCTTGCTGATAACCCGACCCTAGCTGCTCGGGCATCAGCCGGACAGACAGTTTTATTCAACGGGACCAATATCAACATAAAGTCCCCAAATACAGCAACCAACCCATACGGTCCAACCTTAACGGGAGCAGGAGCTGGTCTAGGTACTGCCTCTAATCCGATAACCAACGTAGCCACCACAAAAGGCGTATTCCCACCAAATACATTTGCAGAGACTGATGACAGCACAAGAAAGATTGAGAACGTCAAGCTCGCTGATCTACCTAACTTTGGGGCCACTGCTCAACCTACCCCACCACCATCTTTTACGCCAACAGTTCAACCTACCCCAGCACCGCTACCTACAATTACCCCACCAACACCAGTAGAAATAGTAACACCTCCTACTGTCGTAGATACCGTCCAGCAAGCACGTGACTCCGTGAAGGCAGCACAGTCAAGTCAGCGTATCCTAGACCCAATCCAGTGGAATGCTCTACAGCAGCAACTTCCTTTTGAAGAGCGTACAGATTATAACACATATAGAATGTCGCTATCAGCTGTTCCTACTACTCCTACTACTCCAGTTGTGACTACTCCTCCTGTAGTAAAGCCAACAGTAGTACCCCCAGTATCGGTACCTACAGCTACTACTCCGGCTAAGCCACAATATGGTGGAACACCGGAGGAACTACAGTCTATGCTAGAAAAGCAAGGAGCACTCCAGACGGGGCTTGCTGAGGCTCAAGCCGATGCACAGCGACGTAGCCGGGAGTACCAGGCTCAGGCTGAGCTGGAACGCCGGGGTGGAGCTCGTGCTTCATACTACGCTGGACAAGCTGCTAAGTCACAACTAGCATCTCGTGGATTATCCTTTAGCCCTGGATTAGGCGCTGCTCAGCGTCGTGCTTCTATGGCTGCTGGAGAACGTCAGCAACTAGCTACTGAGCGTGCTCTTTCAGCGCAGCAGATGGCTATCGGATCATTGCTTTCTAGTAGCGTACAGGACTATCTAAAGCAGGGACAAGCAAACCTTGATACAGCAACACGAGTTACAGATCTTACGAACGCACTGAAGGGAACAAAGTAATGGCCGAGACACCTATGTATAATCCAAGTGACTACGAAACAGACGTCAATCTAGCCAACGATAAGCTCAAGGCAGAGGTACAATCTATTTATGAGCAATCTAAAGCTGGCCTAACAAAGGGCCTTACACCTGAAGAGCAAACACAAGTAGACGCTCAAGTAGCATCTGCTAAGCAGCGCTACGAGCAGGCTGTAAAGAACATTGGTGGACGCTTTGCTTTTGCAAGCGAACAGGCTGATGTTCTTGCTCAGCAAGCACAAGCTGCACAGCAAGCCGCAGTTGGATCTATGATTGAGGCAACTCGTCAACAGCTTGGTCGTGCCGGTGCAATCTACCAGCCAATGGCTGCCTCTGGTATAGTTAACCCAGATGTCGCTGACACTCAAGCCCTTATCCGTCAAACTGGTGCAGCTAACCTAGCATTCCAGGCTGGTGAGCAGGTCGGCGCAGCCGCCGGTGCCCAGGCTACCCCGTTCTCCGGAGGACCATCTACTACATTCGCAGGTCAAGAAATCTCTGCTGGTATGGGACAGACTGGTCGTCTCCGCGTTAGTGCTGACATTTACCGGAATGCTCTACGCGCTGCTGAGGCTTCAGGCTTAAGCCGTGCCGAAGCAGAGGGTGCTGCAGCTGAGACAGCTCTAAAGGCTGCTGC